TAAAACATACCAAAATATAATCTTGGTATACTTTAAACACAAGGTTTAGAATGTCTGTAGCAAGTATTATAGACCAAGCAACAGGTAAAATCTACGACGATTTGATTCCACAAGGTGGAGGTGTTCCGCTCACAAAAGGACAACTAATATCAGCAGACGCTTTGGGTAATGAAGTAGCAGTTCCAACTGGAGCAAACGGAACAATTTTATCAGCAGACCCAAATCAAGACGACGGGTTAAGATGGATTGCTGTTCCAGGAGCAGTCGCACTCGCACAAGGACAACTAATATCAGCAAACCTCGCAGGAGACGCAACAATAGTAACCGCACCAAATCTACCAGCACAGGCAAACTGGGTATTGACCGCAGACGGCACAGCAGGAGCAAATGGAACAAATATGGATTGGAAACCAGCAACAGGAGGTGGTGGTCTTATTACCGCAAATGCCCCTCTTTTTGATGACGCAACACAAAATCCTAACAAAATAGGTATTAATTTTAGTGCGAGTGTTGGAGAAATACCTTATGGAAACGGAACAGCGAAAGTGGGGGCATTAACAGTCGCCCCTAACCCCGCTTCTTCTAATCAGTTCTTGGGGACTAATGCTGGTGTTCCTACTTGGAAAGATGTAGGTGGAAGTGGAACTATTACCGCAACAGCACCGCTTACTGAATATGCTATTGCGAGTGCTTCTAATGTTGCTATTGATTTCACAGCACAAGGTGATTTAGTAGTAGGAAACGGACCACAAGCAGGAGGCAATCCAGCACCCGGTGTTATTTTACCGGCAGGAACTGAAGGGCAAATCCTTTCTGTTGCCTCAACTGGAATTGGAGGTTTAAAATGGATAGATAATACTAATAATACAGGAAAACAAATAGTCGTTAGAAGCAACGCATTAACAAAAGCGATTGACCCGCCAACTGACCCGAAAGATACACTCGTTTTAGTTGCCGAAGAAACAACTTCAGCGTGGGACGCAATACCATTAGATATTACTTATACAGGGGAGTATAATTGTGAGTTTGCTTCTGGAACTGTTGGACCACCCGGACAAGAATCCAACTATGTTGGTTTAGTCAACAAGATTGATGGTTTTCGTGTAGTAGAATTATGGAGACAGCAGGCAGGACAACCAGCAAGTGTGAAGATAGGGTATTTTTGTAATTATTCTTATTCGTATAATATTTTACAACCAAGCAACGACGCATTTATAAGAGTTGTTGAAGGATTCTCCGGCACAGGAAGCAATCTTGATGATAATGTTTTAATAGGAGGGTGTTTCAATACATTTGTTTATACAACCACCACTCCGCCCGCAAATGTAATAGCATATAGTATTTGTAAACTTGGAAGTGTAAGTGGTTTGGTTTCAAACTTGGATACAGTATCAAACGCTACAGGACTTGGTGATGAATGGATTCACAGGAACGACGGGGTGAATGGAGTGTGGTCTATCAACTTTATTCCTGCTGGTGTATGGGCGACACCTCGCCCGACTGTATGGATAATGGGGCATTTCTCGGCAATTCTGTATGAAGGCACACAAACAAGTAATAATGGGTATTTTAGTATGGTGAGATACTTTCCAGAAGCAAATGGGACTGCCGAATATCAAACAATTCAAGATACAGGATTTTTAGGGTATGGTGTTTTAGATGGAGGTGGTTTAGCATCTGGTTATATTTATGACGCTTATTTTTATGGGAACTTTTGTGCTATTGCTGGGGTGAATACTGGTTTGAAAACTGATAGTTTGAACTTCATTCCTGTTCCAGCGGGAATGGAAGGTTTCTCAATTATGGACGCAACCGCTACGGCGGTGAATAGGTGGGGGACGACGCCGACAGGACCAACAGGAATAGCAGACGGAAGGTGTGTTAGACCATCTTTAACACAGGCAACTTCTTTAATAGTAGGTGGTGAAGTATCTGGAGCGCCAGCATATTTATACAATACATCAACCAACAATACTTCATTAATCACACCATCATCACCCGCAACTTTTCCAGCAGTTATGTTGGAAAACTCAATAGCAAACGGGTCAATAGTTGTAGTAGGAGGTAGTCCAGCAGTTGCGGTAGATGCTTTGTATTTTTCTCCAACGAACGGCACAATTTCTTATGTCTACTATTTAACAACCGCTACTGGTAGTGTAGCACAATTATTAACACCTACGCCTACTGGTGTGGTAGGAGGTGATGAAAATGGTATTCAAACAGCGTGGGGTATTAAAATCAATCCTACTCAAGATTTTCCTCAAAATGTAATGATTATATCTGGAGCAACATCTCTATATCAGTATGACCCTGCTGTTCCTCACGCTAATATTGATTTTACCCTCGCCCTTCCAAATGGGTTTAGGCAAGGAAATACGATTACAAATACGGCAAGGTTCGTTCAACCTGCCTTTCAAAGTCAATCCTATATTTCGTCCGCAGATAAAACATATTGGATACAAACAGGCGGAACAACAACAGGTTTAACATATTTTTAGTTTAAGCGACATTTTAGCAAAATAATTATCTATATGTATGTTATAAACAAAGTTAAATGTCTGTTGCGTCTCTCAATACCTTCAATTCAGGAGTTGGTGCTTACCCTCTTGTTATTCAGCAAGGAGTGTTTACTAAAGTCGCCAATACTCCCCTCGTCGTGCCTTGTGTTGCTATTCTTGCTACTGATGATGTCTTTGTCTCTTGTGCGACCAAAACTGCTTCTACCGCCAACGCTGGTGGAAGTGAAGTCATCACTATTCAGGCAGGAGTGTCTTTTACTGCGACCTCTACTGATGCTGTGTTTGCGGGCAGTTATAACTATAATGTTGTCCGCTCTTCTGCCCCTGCTGTTAATGCCCCTTAAACCTTTAGTGAGGTGGAGAGGTGAAGCAAGGTGAGGCAAATCCCATATCATTCTTATATACCAGGTGCGCCAATCTGGTATATAGCACATAACCCCCAAAACACCCAACCTTGCCCCACCTCCCCACCTTGCTTTTCTGGATTATTTACCCATACTTTTAGATTATTTACCCCTATTTTAGATTAATACCTTAATAATCTAACCAAAATACACTATCACAAGGAATAATAATATTATTTATACTGAAATAATGTATTATCAGTAGATTATTCCTTCCCAGATTGGATTATTACAAGGATAAGGGTCGCACAAGATTATTTACAAGGATTATTTAGGGATATTCTCCATAATTTTATATAGGGGTATGATATAGAACTAATATGACGCAACCAACGCAGATATATTATGATTTAGATGTTGTGAACTCAATCCAACCATCTCTCACTACATCACAAACATCTCAAGCAAATCGCCTGACCTTCACAGAGGTTAGGAGCAGTCCCATTTTAGACAATCCAAGCGACTACTTTTTGAGTATCATTAGGTTTAGTTTAGACACAGCGGGAAGTATGCCCCTATTCATTCCACAGATTGAATTGAAGAATGCTGTAGGAGCGAGTCCTTGGAACAATACTGTATATTATGTGAGCGTGGAGTATAACCCTCCTCTTGCTCCAGCGAACAGATTGATTTCAAAGAAGCGTGTGATATATGTTCCGCAGTCAAATATTCTGCCTCCACCCCAGATTGCCCCTCCTTCACTCGTAGAGGCGACTGACCCTTACTATTGGTGTAATAACATTCAGGCGTTTATCTGTATGATTAACGAGGCACTTAAGGACGCTTATGCTGATATTATCGCACAGGCAGGGGCGGTTCTTCCTACCCCTATCACGCTTCCTGCTGATTGGTTGGCGGGTAATGAACCCTATTTGCTGTGGGACGCTGATAGGGCAGTAGCAACTTTAGTAGCACAAGCGTCCAACTTCACCCAAGAGTGTTTAGATAATGGAGATGCGACTGGTTTTGTTTACTTTAACAATCCTCTCTTCCTGCTGTTCTCTTCCTTTCAGGCATTCCACAACTACACCTACGACCCAACCCCTTTAAGCGTGAATGATGGCGAGGCAAACTATCTCCTCAAGATATTTAACAAAAAGAGTGGAAATTATGTTGTCGCAAACCCAACCGCCCCTGTCCCTCCTGCCCTGCCTGTTGTGCCGTTTGTAGGAGTTGGTCCTCCCTATACTGCTATTTATATGGAACAACCCTATAGCACGGGTGCGACTATGTGTCCTATTCAGTCGCTGGTATTCACCACTACTCTACTCCCGGTCTTGCCTCAATTGGTAAGCATTCCAAGAGTATTAAGCAATAATAATGGAAGTATAGGACAAAATGATAATTTAAGCAACGAAATCACAGATTTAGTAGTTAATTTAACAAATGGAACGGAATATTTCCCGAATGTCCTCTATTTGCCTACCGCCGAATATAGAATGATTGACCTTCAAAGCAATTCCCCACTTTACGGCATTCAAATCAGCGTGGCGTGGAAAGATGTCTACGGAATCACCCACGATTTCTTCTTACAGAATGGTTGCTCCTGCTCCCTGAAAATTATGTTCCGTAAGAAAGATGGTGGAGTAATGTAATTTTAGGGATAATAAGCAATCCTATCATTTTTTTTATCTTTGCTATAATTATAAACAAAGATAAAATGGCGAGTGCTGATTTTGAGAAGATTTGCGTCCAAGACGACCTACTAATGACTACCGACAAGGTTCGTTATGCTGTCTTTAAGGGAGCGCAGAACATTACCCCCTCCCAGTATGAGGCGATTTCCAAATCCACCTCCTCTATTACTTTTAATATTCAATTACCAAGCGAAAGCACAGTATTCTCTCGTCGCTTGATGGTTGATACAGATATGTCTATCACCTTTAAGGCGACTCCTACCGCCAGTATGCCTCTCGGTCAAACTATCGTCAATTTAGGATATGCTTCGGCACTTGGTCCTTTCCCCTTCCACTCCTGCTGTTCTACCATTCAAGCAACTATCAACAACAACACAGTCAGTCAAAATCAAAGGGATATAATGTTCCAGTTGCTCCGCTTTGGCGACCGCCGTGAAGTTGCCCGCTACAACAACGCCACCCCTACCCAGTATGACTCTTACTGGTCTTACACCGACGCTCTTGGCGCAAACAACAACCCCAACTCTGCTTGGAATGATTGCGCTTTAGACCAGGACTTCCAACCCAGAGGTGGATTTACAATTACCTCTATTACTGGTAATACTCCCGTTACTGACGCAAATAGGGCGACCGAGCGCACTATCGTCATCAACTACAGGACTCGTGAACCTCTTATGATGTCTCCCTTTTTGTGGACCGACCCTGAAACCAACAATTCTGGACTGTATGGCGCGCAGACCTTGAACTTCGTCTTTAATTTGGGGTCTGCTAATCGTGCTGTGCGTCTCGCAAACGGACCTACCGGAACTGCTACTGCTACTGTTGCGAACCCGTGGTTCTCTATCGGCACTCAACCCTACATTTCCGCCGTTACTTCTTCCCAGTTGCTTATGCTCTTCCTTACTCGCCAACCTTCCAACTTGGTTTCTGCCCGTAATGTTGTTCCCTTTATGGAGTATCCCCGCTATTTGACGAATGTTTCACAGGCAATCACCAACGGGTCTTCTGTAGAGCAGAACTTCGCCAGTATTCAGTTGAACTCTGTTCCTGATAAACTGATTATCGTCGCTCGTAAGATTCTTGCTACGCAGACCCCCGCCGACGCTGACGCCTTCTTGCCTATCAGGAAGGTATACATTAATTTCAACAACAAGGCAGGTCTTTTGTCTGGTGCTACACAGTGGGATTTGTGGCGTATGTCTGTTGAGTCAGGTTCAAATCAAACTTGGGCGGAGTTTAGCGGTCGTGCCTACAAATCTTCACAGGCAGGCGCATCTTCCGCTACTGCTCTCCCGCAGGTGCTTCCTCTCGTCGGTTCTGTCCTTGCGCTTGAGTTTGGTCGCCATATTGAACTTGATGATGTCTACGCACCCGGTTCTATCGGTGCTTTCCAACTTCAGTTCCGGGTTGAATTGGAGAATCACACGGGTCTCAATATTGGTGCGAACGAATATGAAATTGTGCTGATTACCGCTTCATCAGGAATCCTGGCGATAGAAAGGGGGACTTCACAAACATATACGGCAATTCTGTCTCGTGCTGATGTGCTTGCGGTCAGTTCTCGCCCCCAGTATGCTAAATCTGGTCTTGCCCGTATCGTCGGTGGTTCGGTTGAAGACAAGGTGAATATGATGGCGAGACCTTTGATGGAGGCAGTTGGTATGGGTTCTTCCGGTGGTGGTCTCTCTGGTGGTGGTCTCTCTGGTGGTGGTCTCTCTGGTGGTGGTCTGTCGGGCGGAAAGATGGCGAAACACTTGGGTATGTAATTTTCTTGTAGACCCCTAATAATTCTTATTGTAAAGTTTTCATTACTGAAACCGCCTTGGCGCAGAGGAAGCGCGCGGGACTCATAATCCCGAGGTCGTTCGTTCAAACCGAACAGGCGGTAAAAACTTTTAAATTGTAGTTCAAGATTATTACAATTTAAGAAAAAGTGAGGTGGGGAGGTGAGGTGAGGTGAGGTGAATCTGGGGTCAAGCGCTATATGCTGGAATGGTGTTTCTGGGAATAGGGAAAAAGGTCGTAAACGCCCCACCTTGCCCCACCTCTCCACCTCACTTTTAAAAGGTCAAAACTTTAGAAATAAAAATCTCCAACTATTATAGAAAAGAATGCCTATCAAACTTCCTCGCCCACCTATCAAACCTGTCGTAGATTTAGCAAAAAGGGTGCTTCCCGCTTTATGCCCCAACCCTAATGTCTCTATTTCTCTACCACCTAAAATTACTTTCGGTTGCCGTTAGTGAAGATTAAGGTGTTTTTTTCTCTGTTTATTACAATAAATATCCGGTTATTGTAATATGGAAGGTGCTGTTGCTTATTATGAAGTGAATAAACTCTACAATCGTATTAAGGAGTTGGAAGCAGAGAATGCTGAATTGAAAAAAAAGTTAGAGACATCTACCGCTGAACGCTTGGGATTGCGCTCTGTCTCTTTTGGTTCTCCCTGTATGGAAGACCCCTTACCTGAACCTACCTGTGTGTCTCGTGTGTGGAAACCCCCTCACAACCTTAATTGGAGGATAGAAGGGATTTGATTGCGACCAGTTGCTGTTGTAGACGCTGATTCTCGGCAACCAGTCGGGCATTCTGCGCCTGAAGGGTCTCAAGTTCTCTGCTTACCTCTCCGCTGATGCTGTCGCTGGTGATGATTGGTTTGGTCTCTGGGAAGATTTCTTCTCTGGTGAAGTTTGCTTGGACGAAGGCGGTGAACTGCGCCACATTTGTAGGATTGCTGAAATCCAGTCGGTCATCACCGAGCAAGTCATCAAATGTGGGTTCTTCCTCCTCTTCCTTGTTATTGTCCTCACACACAGGACAATCACAATCTCCTTGTCTTCCAACGCAACAATCACAGCACAATTCTCTCCACTCGCATTTCGCCACTTCAGTTATGTAGAGGTGCTTACCGCACACCTCGCAGTCGTAGGCAAGGTCTTCGTCCTCGCAATCCTCGCAAATGTATTCCTCCTCGTGTTCGCCTCCAGTATAGCAATTACGCCCACACTCCTCGCAGGTGGCGTATTGGTCCTTCTTGGTTTGTGTCTGGGTAGTCATCTTGTAATATGTCTTGTTGCGTATCGCTGTCTCCTATCTTATTTCAAGAAAAACATTTCAATTTTTTTACAAATCAATTGAAATGCTAATATCTTGAAAAAAGTTCCAAGATGTGGATTTTTTCACTCATAAAAAAAAAAATTGAAATGTTTTTTCTTATATTGATTATTTACATACTCAAAGAAATCAATCAAGTCAATAATGTCTGGAATCACATACGAGAATTACCCTTACACTCAAGGAAAGAGGGGTGATGAGAAACTCAATAAGCGCATCTTATCACTCGCAAGGAGACACAAGTTCTATCTGCCTCAAATCAAATCTGTTCTCACCCCCTTCACAACTTGTAGGCAATTGGGGGCAAGGTCATACCAAATCTGCGTGGCGAAGAAGAAGATGGGAAAGGATTACAAGGTTGTTGGGTTCATCATCTACGATTTTGGAAATGGTTGTTGGGGGGGAAAGGGAGAGTT